ACAAAGAAAGAGGATGGGAAGATGAGAAGAAGCGTAACGGCAAAAGATATTTATACATTTGCAAAGCTTGACATGGTATATAACCAAGTCAGGGTTATTGAAGCTAAGCAAAATGAAACAAAGTATAGGTGTCTTGGCTCTGGTGAGTGCTGTCATATTGGACTTGTTATTCACATGACTGAATGTGCAAACATCGCATTCAAACTTAGACAGCAATATTATCTCTACTGGGAAGATAAAGGTAAAGTGTACGCTGATGAATGGATTGATGGCGTTGTTAATGATTTAAAGAGTGCTCTATTTGATGAAAGCTGGCAGCCTGGCGGTGAATCAAAGAGGTTCTGCGCCTTCTATAAGGGTGGTTGCACTATTTATGGTTACAGACCAATGGTATGCAGAACATTCGGAACCATCTCAACTGTAGATAACTACTGTCCTAGAATTAGAAATGCAAATGGCTCAATTGATTACTTTACTGGTGATACCGTCAGAAAGGTTATCATGCAGTTCCAGGATCTGTTGAAAGAGTACACTAATGGAAAAGATATGGGTTATAACATGACAGTTTATATGCCATTAGGTGTATTAAGCTTTATGCTTGAGCCAGATGAATTGATTGAGCTTGAACAAACCACTGACCCTAAATTTTGGAAGGGTGTTGAGGGTTGGTTTAACTATAGAGTGCAATTTACAAAAGAGCATGGATACGACTACGACACTCTCAAGAAAGAAGCTGACGCTGTTAAAGTAGAGCTCAGGTTCCCCCAGCACGATCCAGTTGAATAATGATTGTATGGTCAGATAATCAAGCTGCATCGGTAAGTGTTGGTTACGGTTATGTCCCAGACAATCTGTACAGTCAAATCTCAAAAAGTGATTTACCAATAAGAAAGAATAACTCTACTGCTCCGTCAGAGATTCAGACCTTACTTGATGGTTTCTCGTTTGGTTATATGACAACTAGGCAATCATATGATGAAATTGTTATTAATCATTCAATGCCTGAATTCTTTATAGAATCAAGCATATATTCAATTGGACTCACATATTGGGAAACTAATAAGTTACCAGAATCATGGGTTCATGATTGTAATAGAATGGATGAGATTTGGACTACATCTCGTTTTATGCGTGATGTATTTGTAAATTCTGGAGTTACTGTTCCTGTTTATGCTTTTAATTTAGGTGTGGATCCAGACATATTCTTTCCAGTTAAAAGAGTTCGGCGTAACCCATTTACCTTCCTAAGCATCGGTTCTCCTTCAACAAGAAAGAACTCTCAGATGTCTGTTGATGCTTTTATAAAGCTATTCGGTGGTAAAGAGGGGTATCATTTAATATACAAGTCAAATGGTCCTGCTGACGCTAGGAGTTTTAACGGGGGGATGAGGGGAAGACTGAATCATCCGCAAATAGAGGTGATTGATTGGGAAGTGTCTACCGAAGAGCTGGGTAAGATTTATGATCGTTCCGATTGCCTTCTGTATCCGACTAGTGGTGAAGGTTGGGGTCTCATTCCATTCCAGGGAATAGCAAAGGGTATTCCAACCATCTGCACTAACGCAACAGCATGTGAAGAGTATGCAGATTATTCTGTTCCTCTTGACTATGAGTGGAGTAATGAAAAGATGAGTGGAATATATGAAGGCGCTGGATTATGGGCAAAGCCAAATTTTGATGATTTATGTGATAAAATGTTATATGTAGTAAATAATTACGAAGAAGTGTCTAACAAGACATTTGCTTCTGCCCAGCATATTCATGAGAATATGACTTGGGAAAAAGTTTCAAAGGACTATACAAATAGGTTATGTCAGATATTGAAAGATACCAGGGTGAAACACTCTTAGACGAATTAAAGCATGTTGAAGAAGTTGGTCTGCTTTATGTAAAAGGGTACAGCTATGCAGAAATAGCTACTCTGCTATCTTTGCCGATTGATAAAACAAAGAACAGTGTAAAAGAATACAAGAAGATTCTTAACCGCCAGGCTGAGGATGACCCATACTTTCTTGAGAAGTTGCAATTCAATACAATTAAAGCATTGCAAGAATTTGATCAACTAAGCAAAGAAGCTTGGGAAACGGTTAACATCGCTACTGATCATGGAATGATCCCTGCAAGAATTCAAGCGATCAAACTTGCGGGTGAGTTAGCTACTAAAAAAGCACAGCTACACAAGTTGTTGACTGGAAACACTACTGATAACCAGTACATTGCAAGAATGCAAAAAGCTGAGAATGTTAACCAGATTCTATCAAAAGTGCTGCGTGATGTCATTGGTTTGCATCCAGAGATTGCTAATGAAGTTCGCAAAGAATTGGAAATCGCATTTGAAATTATGAATGCCGATGCATAATGAGACCCAAAACGGGCTCTCATAAAGGTTATAAAATGAGACCTAAAAGAAGCCCTCATAAAGGTTTAAAAAATGCAGATGAGGCAATTCCTCAGGGAGGTGGTAAAAGATGAGTGATTTTATGGGAATGAATCTTGATCTAAAAGATTTTGATCGTCTTTTGCGTCAAGATGATCTTGTTGAAACTCCTGTTGATATTCAAACTTTTGTACAAGATAAAGAATACCTCGGTTTACCTCCACTTTCAGATATTCAATTGGAAATTGTAAGACATTCTACACAAATTTTTAAAGAGCGTACATTAATTTCAATGTATGGAGAAGAAGAAGGAAGTAGATGGTATAAAGAATATACTGATAATGAAGTTATTTGTATGCTTGGAAAAGGTTCTGGAAAAGACCATTGCGCAAGAATATCTATGGCATACACAGTATATCTAATTCATTGCCTTAGAGACCCATTGATTTATTACGGTAAGGCTCATGGTGTGTATATAGACTTGCTAAACCTAGCTGTTAATGCTCAGCAAGCACAAAGAGTATTCTTTGAGCCATTTAAAAACTTATTGTTGAGATCTCCTTATTTCAATAGAGTTGGATTTGAACCAAGAGTATCAGAAATATTTTTCTTTTCACGCCCTGTGAGATGTTTTTCTGGTCACTCTGAATCTGAGGGTTGGGAAGGTTATGAAGTAATGACAATTATTTTGGATGAAATTGCAGCTTTTAAAACTGATGCGGAATTGCGTGGAGAAACAAGATCAAAAGGATCTGCATCTGCGATTTATAACATGTCTAAGCTTTCTATTATGTCTCGTTTTCCAGAAATAGGTAAAGTAATTCTTTTGTCTTTCCCTCGTTATAAGGGTGACTTTATTCAACAGAGATATATTAACTCCAGAGAAAAGAAAGAGCCAAAAACTTGGTCAATTAAAGCAGCGACATGGGAAGTTAATCCTACGATTAAGCGTGAACAATTAGAATCTGAATATGTTAGAAATCCTGTTGAAGCTAGAAGTCGTTTTGAATGTGAACCTCCAAACATGGAAGATGCTTACTTTAGAGATCCAGATCTGGTAAGAAAAGCTTTTATGTATAGTGAAGACCCAATAGATGAAAATGGTAATTTTAAAAACTGGTTTAACAATACAGATGGACAAGTTCGCTTTATTCATATTGACTTGGCATTAAAGCGAGACAGAGCAGCGTTAAGTATGGTGCATTGTACTGGGTTAAAAGAAGTTAAAACATTGAGTGGGGTTGAGCAATTACCTATTGTTAATGTTGACTTAGTTTATTCATGGGAAGCGTCAATCAATAAAGAAATTAACTTTGCTTCTATTAGACAAATGATTGTTGACTTATGTAGAAAGTTTGATGTAGCTAAAGTTACCTTTGACCGTTGGCAGTCAATTGAAATGATTCAAAGCCTTAGGGCTCAAGGTATTAATGCTGATTTTCACTCTGTTAAGAAAACAGATTACGATACTCTTATGACTGCAATTTATGATACAAGATTGCGTGGATATTGGAATGAGCTATTAGTTGAAGAAGAATTGTTAAAGCTTAGATTGTTTGGTAATAATAAGATTGATCACCCTAATTCTGGATCAAAAGACTTAGCTGACGCTGTTACTGGGGCAACCTTTGTGTGTATTGAAAACATAGCTATAAATACTGAAGTAGAGATTGAGATTCTGTCTCCAGATAAGCATTGGGAAGATCTTGAGGAAATGGATGATTATGGCACTGTAAGAGTGTATAATAATGAAATTGGGGAATTCTCTCCAGGTTATAGTAAAGAAACGATGGATGGTGGGAAATGGCTGGAAAGCTTGTAGATAATATCAAGGTTACTCATGAAGAAGTAATGAATCAATTGGCAATACAGATTGCCTCGCTTCAGATTGAAAATACTGTTATAAAGATTGAGAATCAAAAGATGAAACAATTGCTTGATAATATTGGTGACATTGAGGTTCCTTTTTAAAAAAAAGTATTTATTTTTCCTCTAGAGTGAGTTTTCTGTCAGTAATGCTGATAATGTCTCAAGTAGTCAAGTGGTAGCCCTAAACAACTACCTTTTATAAACAAACAACAATAGGAGAAAAAATGTCAACATTCACATTAAACAAAGTAGATTCGCTTCCTGAAATCTCACGAGCAGGTCGTAAGTCTGAGGAATTGAATATGATCATTGATGCGCTAAAGCAATCAGCAAATAGTAATGCAGTGTTTAGTCTTATGGGAATTAAGGCTGGCAATGCTTACAATTCAATGCAGCAGAGAATTCGTGCTCAAGCTAAGAAATTGGGTCTCAAGATTGTTATTCGTTTTGATTCGGTCAATGAGACTCTTTTCTTCCAGGCAACAAATATCACAACTGAAAAAGTAACTGGTATCAGTGCAGATAAACTTTCTGTACAGTCAAATGAAATTAGTGGTGTGAAGTCAAAGACTAAAATCACTAAGTAAAAACATTTAGAAAAATACTCCATAAAGCCCCCTGCATAAACTGCAGGGGGCTTTTTTTTATGTCATAATTGATGCATGACATTAGAAATTGAACAACAGAATATTGAAATTGATAGAGAAGATATTGATTCGTGGTGTCCAATGTTTGGGCTTCCATGTTACGATAGGTCATTGACTGAACCTTTCTTCATGTCTTTTATGAAGACTGTGATGTACCTAAAAGAAATCAATTGTAAATTCGCAGTGAGTACGATTACTGATTCTCTTATTAACAGAGCTAGGAATAATCTTGTTGCTAAGTTTATGGCTAATCCACAGTTCACACATTTAATTTTTCTTGATGTTGACCTTGCGTTTAGACCTGAGGATATTGTAAAGCTTCTTTGGCACGATAAAGAAATTGTTACTGGATCTTATCCGATTAAGGATATCAACTGGGATAAAGTTGTAGAACATGTTGGTAATGGTGTTCCTGCAAAAGAATTGGCAAAGAAATCAACAAGGTTTGTGGTAAATCCTGTTCGTGCTGGAAATAATACAATTGAAACAGATAATGGTGCAATTTCTGTTCATGATGCTGGTACTGGCTTTATGTGCATTAAGAGATCGGTTATTGAAAAGCTTATTGAGGCATACCCTGAATTAAAGTTTAATGATGATACAGGTTCAATGAATGATGAAGAAAAGAACTGGACATATGCTTTCTTTAATTCTTATGTAGATGATGATGGTAGATTTGTATCTGAAGATTATGGATTCTGTAGGTACTGGCAAAAGCTTGAAGGTAAAGTTTGGGTTGACCCAGCGATTGAGATTCAGCATTTAGGTAGATTTAACTATGAAGGTAACATGATGGATTACCTAATTTCTATTTCCCAAAAACCTACTAAAAATCCAAAATAATGAAATGACCCTAGTTGGTCATGAAATACATATTAAAATTTGGTAAAATATTGGCTAAAAGATGCTTGGTGATTCATTAGCTAATTCTTAATACAAATAATAATATTCAAGCGGAAAACTTACAGTCCTGTAATCTTACACGGGGCTGTAAGTTTTTTTTATGTAAAAGTTTATATAAGAGCTGATTTGTTTTCTGCATACTTTTCCGATGCAAAAGAAATATAAAAGAAATATTTTCACGCAGGTTTTCTTTGACTAGTTTCCCTGATATCGTTATTACTCAATGAACGACATATTAGTTCAGCAATTAGGTCAAATTTTATATCACACTATTTCTAAGAGATTTAGTGTGATATTTTCATATATCAGCATAAATCTAAAAGATTGGATTAGTCAATGAGTGATAGATTGTTCGGTTCTATTATTGGTAATAAAATATCAGATAAAAATAGGGTTTATGGTATCGTGTCTGAAGTGGTAGAGATTACACAAAATAATGAGACATTCTTTGCTGTAGTGTTAGATTCAGGTAAAGCAATGCGTATCTCTACTGTTGCTAAATTACTTTACGCTCAGAATTTGCGTTTGCGTAAAAAAGGTAGTGACTTTGTAGTTTATGCTTGGTCTAATGATTATGAAGTATCTAAGGCTAAATTTGGTCCTCAGCGTAAGCGTATTGTTTCACCTTGTGTTACGGGTAATATAAACAATACAGCAACCTTTGGAGATGAGAAAATAAATATCACTTCTCATATTAGTTCAGGTAATCCTGTTTATTATAATAAGCAAACGATGGGAGAAAGTAAATGAATATGGAAAATCTTTATACTGATAGTGTTGATAGCCTAAATGAACTGTATAGGCAAAAATATAATGGTTTGATAACCTATACTGAATTTGCTAATCAACAACAAATGGTGTTGCTTAGGTTTAGTAATGGTATTAAAAAAAGTGTTTATGAAAAGATTGAAGAAGATGTTCAGGAAGCGTATTTACTCAATATAGAAAGCGAGTTAGAATAATGGAAATTGAAATTGTTGATGTTTCAGAAGTTATTCCAGATAAGACTATGACTTCATATGAGATTACTGGAAACCTTGTTATTGACATTATTGAAGAAGATGATGTTGAGGTTGTAATCAAAGAAAAGAAAGCAAAAGTAGATGCGTTTTTTCCTTATGGTTCATATACAAAAGAAAGAACATATCGTGATTACTGGAGAGATAACGACCAGGAATTGCTTATGTCTTTAGTATCCATCAAGGTTCAAAGAAAGAATAGGAAGGGTGAAGTAGTAATTCTTGAAGATATTCGTGAATTTTTACTTCTAAGTAAAATGTTCAAAGAACAATTGATTGAGAGTTTTATGAATACTGAATGTCAATTTGTTATCTATCACGATCAACTGGTAAAGGAATAAAGTGGAATATAAAAGTCAGCTATTGAATGAACTTGAGAAATTATCAAGTCTTTTAGATATCCCTTTTGCTCGCAGAAGGGATTATCGCTGGATTATGCGTAATGTTGCAATAAACAATACGGATGATAAAAAGATAAAAAAAGTAATTACAATTTGCCAACTTCTAATGAAAGATGAAACGAATGGCTAAATGTATATATTGTTCATCAGATTTTATTGATGAAAGATATGAAGCTGGTTATGAATATTGTTTAGGTGAGAAATGCCAAAAGATTGGTCTTGATGTTTCAGAAAGGGAATTTAGAAAGATTTATACTCCTGCTTTGCTTCACAAATCTAATTACTTTTGGGTAAAGAAAACAGAATTAAAAACACTAAATGTTAGAGCCGACTTACTACAATAGAAAGAAGATTGAAAATGAACCCGTTTGAAGAAAATGAAAGTAGAAAAAATCATCCTGCAATGAAGAAATCAAATAAACTTACTCGTGAAACTCATGAAAGAGTTGAAGTTTACGACTGGGCATTAGATTTGGATATGAATCCAGATTGGCAAAAATGGCAGAATGAAATAAATGAATACTTCGGTAATTCAGGATGGAATAGGTAATGGATACAATAATCTTAACCAAAAAAGATTGGGTTGAATGTGACGGTTGTGGTGAAAAAATAGCTCCCGTATTTTGGCAAAGAACATATAATGAAAAAACAAAAGAATACTCAGACAATGAGAGTATGGAATTTAATTTTGAAGGTCGTGAACCTGACATTATTGTAGAGCAAATAAGTCAAGGTTTGACTTTTGAATTATGTGGTGGTTATGGTGAATTCTTTGACTGTATGTCAGAAGATGATGTGGTTAAAATAACTGCTTGTCATGACTGTACAGTAAAGATGTTTACTTTATTTTATAGAAAAACAAAAAATCTGATTGGGCTTCACCCTTCAAATCAAAAAGAATACCAGTGTTGTGACTGGGGTTGGGTCACTATCAAACTAACAGAAAAGGATATGTAATGGATTATCAATGTCAAGAATGTTTTGAATTTTTTGAAGAAGGGGTTATGCCTTGCCCTATTTGTGGAAGTGAAGTTGTGATTCCAGTTGATTTTATTAGTTCTCAATCTGATTGGGATGATGGTTACTAAATGGATCACATTTTGCTTTTAGCAATGCTTTTATTAATATTCACAATTTTAATTAAGGATAAATTATGAAAAAGAAAAAAGTAAAAATACTGCAATGGGTGAAAGAAAAACCTGAGCCTCAATATTATTGGACTGAAAAAACAGGTTGGACTGAGAAAAAAATGCCAGATGAAATATGGAAAATCAAAGAAATAGGAGAGGTATAAAATGTTAGATTATCTTAATTTAGGATGTACACCTTCAGATGAAGATTGTGCTCAAGTTGGTAGTCCTGATTATGAAAATCGGGCTAATAAAGAATTGGATGCATATATGGCTCAGCTTGAGCGTATGTTTCCAGGTTTAGAAACGCATAAGAATATGAAATTTGGAAAAGTGTGGTTTCCACATGATTTTGGTTCATATGGTGAAATTGTAATTATTTATGATGCTAATAACGAATTAGAAGCAGCAACAGCAATTGAAATTGAATGGAATACCCCAACTAATTGGGATGAAGAAGCAATTAAAGAATTAAACCTAACAACAAATAAGGAGAATGCAAAATGAAAAAAGTAGATGACGATACACTAAAAATCATAGCAGATTATATTACTGATTCAATCAGTACTGATTTTAGTATGGGTAAAGCAATAGCATATGGTGTTATGGTAAATAATGATTTGACTGTGCAAACAGAACAGATTGCATCTGACGGAGATATTTACGATATGCTTTATGATAATCCAGCACTTATTGCTCAAGTAAAAAATTATGATTTTATTACTATTGCAACAACTGGTTGGGCTGCACCTATTAAAGAAGAAAATGATGAGAATAGTGATTTGCCTCCATCTGAACATCCAGATAGGCGTAGAGTTCGTCTTTTAGTTTCGGCTAATAGTCACCTTCAATTTGCTAATTGTATTTCATTTAGTGATGATTTAGAGAATCCAGTTTATGATTATGGTGATGCTAGAGGTCAGCTTGCAGAAGCAGTTAAGGAATTGATGATTGCTGGAAGCGAGGTGTGATGAGCGATTTTGTTTTAAATATTGAAAAGTATGCAAAACAAGCTACAACTAAACCAGAAGAATTCGGTTATTGGGGTAGTTCAGATATGTTTGATACTTGGGGTTTCACTAATATTGATCAAAATAGAGACTCTGATGTATTAGAAAAAGCAAACTTTAAATATATTACTGAAGATTTGATGGGGTCATTCCCTGAAGATTATAGAATTGAAACTTATAATCATTGGGCTGTAGGTTCAGTTGATAGATTAGTTTGTCGTATCTATGAAGAAGATAGAAAGACTGTTGCATTGCCATTTCTTTTGGCAATGGAATGGTTAGACAAACTGGATGACTATCCAGTTGCTGATGAAGATACTTATCAAGATATGATTGATAGTGACAATGTAGATAACATAGATTTTTGGAATTATCTAAATCCTGGGTTTATTGATACAAATAAATCTGAACATTGGGCTTCGGATATTCTTTATGAACTAGAAGTAAATATGAATATTGAAGTTCGTTTTGATCACGGTACTCCAAAAGATGAAGATGTTATTCAGGCTATTTATAATCTTAAATATTGGAATCCAGAAAAGTTTATGGAATGGTATCGGTTCTGCGATGATAATGAATTAGAACGACCTCCATTTACTGCTAATGAAATATCTAAATATGACAAATCACAACCAGTATTGGAGTTTTAATGATAGTAACAGCAACAAATCTAAATTCATCAATGCTTGAAAAATTAACTTACGAACGAGATAATGATTCAATGTACGGTGAATTATCAGTTCTGTTTAAAACAGGCACTACATATTATTATGAACAAATATATGCTGATGATTTTAATAAATTAATAAATACTCCAGGTTCAACTCCTGGAAAACAATTCAAAGCAATTATTGAACAAAAATATACACATTATGACAAAGCAAACAAAGGAGAATACTAATGCCAAACCATTGTAATAATAAATTAGGTATTACTGGGTCAACTGAAGATATTGAAATCTTTATTAAAACCGTTGAAAACAACGGTTCAGATAAAGAAGATAATCCATATGAATTATTTGCAAATCTATTGCCAATGCCAAAAGAATTAGAAGGAACGACATCATCATTTGGAAAAGAAAGCAATATAGATTTAGTTGATAAGTATGGTCATGATAATTGGTATGATTGGTGCAATGCTAATTGGGGAACTAAATGGGGTGATTATAGTTTGACAACAAGTGGTATTAGTCATAAGAAAAAATATGCGTATTCAACACTTGAAAATGGTGAAACAGATTATGAGAATCCAGTTGTGACATTATCTGGAGAATCAAGTATTCATTTTGAATATGATACTGCTTGGGGTCCAGGTTGTGATGAATTAGCAAACGGAATTGTAAATAGGTTTCCTAAACTGAGTGGTTTTATTTCATATGAAGAACCAGGAATGGGATTTGCTGGGCAATTGATATTTGCTGAAGGTGAAATTAAACAACATGATCAATGGGAATTTCATCAAACTTATGATCATGTAGAAGACATTGACTTTGAATTATACGGAGAATAATAATGGGACTAGACAATATACCTAAGGAATATCCATGTATTGATGTTGCAATTAAAGATCATGATGGTCGTATTGATTGCAATGAAACACAAGCTTGTGGTAAATGTACATGGAAGAATGAATATGAATCTAATCCAATGGTTAAAGATTCAGTTCCAACAACAGGAATTATGGGAACTGATTGTTGGTATAGAGGTAAATATGGAAATGGACTAATATCTATGCTTGACGGTATAGATGATATGTGGCATGAATCTTCGCTTGGCATTTCATTTTATGGAAAAGGTTTTGCTAATGGTGAGGAAGGTATTAGCTCAGATGAATGTATTTCTATGGCTAATATAATGAAAGATAACACAGAGAAGTTTGCATTTAATGCTAAGCAATTGCATCCAGATAATTATGAGGAATTCATTAAAGATTGGATGTACGCAACTTGGTGGTTAGAATTTGCAGGTGAGTTTTGTGAAGGTTCAGCAATTTGGTATTAACTAACAAAGGAGATTAAATGTTTAATGAAAATGATTTTGATAAGATGAGTGAAGATAATACTGATTCAGCACCAGATGGATTAGTTGACGCAAGTGATTATGCTAATGATATGATATCAATTACCAATATTCTATCTGAATTAGATTATGATGATATGACATCTAGAATGCATGGAATGATGAATATAATTAATCATACATATGATGATAATGGAGAATTGGATCATGAAAGAGTTACTGGAGTAATTATATCTCTATGCTTTCATGTTATTAATGTAATCAATAGTTTGGAAGAGGATAGTCGTCAAGATTATTTTGAGTTCACTAAAAATGAAGTGATACCAGTAATTATTGATGAATCATCTACGCTTCCATATTGGGATTTAGAGGAAACTGATGGTGAGTGAACACTGGAGTGAAAGAGCATACTGCAGAACAATTAAAGGAATAGATTTTTATGCAGATGATGCTTTAGCAATCATTAGAGCAAAAAAAGTATGTGAGAGATGTGAAGTAGCCCCAGAATGTCTAAGCCAATCAATAAGAGCTGATGAAATATATGGCATTTGGGGTGGTCTTTCTCAAAGGGAAAGAAGAAAGTATCACAGACTGTATGAAAGAAAAATTGAAATCAATCAAGCAAAGGAAATTGTGATTAAACATGGTAACAAAATTATTGAGTGATGAAAAGTCTTTTAGGCTTAGAATTGTTAAAGATGTGTATCTAGACTTGTTAGATATTAATGAAGCAGAACAAATTGCAGATATTATTGCATCTAGAGAATCACAAATGACAACATTTGGAAGAATGACTTCTGTCTATACAGAGGTTGAATCTATTTAAACAGGTTTGGGGTTAGGTTAGGCTGATCACTAACCTAACCCCATTAAGAAAGATTGGAGAAAGTTATGAGTAATTATCCACCTGGGGTTACTGGCAATGAATATGAAATTGCTGGGGGAAATGAATTTGAAGAATGGTTTGAATGTAATGCGACAGCAACTTATGTTCACATTACAAAACATGAAATGCACGATCTTGCAGATAGTGCATTGGCTTTATTTAATGAATTTAAAAGAAGCGGGAATATCACTGAGTATTGGGTTCAGCAACGCCTAAAGCCATTGCTTATGGAGTTGAACTCATATGCTACTTCAGTTGAAGTATATGAAAGCGATTGCAATTTTAGTGGTGTTGTTTTAAAAGAAGAGTACCAAGGATATGTTTCGGTTAATTGTCCAAAATGCGACAAAGATTATGAATACAAACTGTCTAAGTATGATGGTGAATAGCGTATATTAAAATTCGCTAATAGATTGAGTAAAAGATTATTGGTGTTTCATTATATAAACGATTATCTGATGGTTTACATCGGGAAGGTAAAGATATGAATATAGCTGAAGAAATTAGTTTCAAAGGGATTAGGAATGCAAATTTTAATTGTGATTTTATTCCTGATGCCTTTATAACACAAGAAGGAAATTGTGGTGTAAATGTAAAAAACCATACAATGCGTTTTCATCCAAGTATTGAAGATGAATTAGGCGGTGATATTTATAATTGGCTTCATTCTAGCTTTTGGAATAAGGTTCAAGAAATTGGTTACGCTTGTGGTTACGATCATGTTCAAGCTTCAGGTAGAAGTGAAGGTTGGGCTTGTCCTGGTAATTTCTATACAGATGACCAATATGGTAAGCGATTCTATTACATTAAGCCTCCAGTATTGAATGGTCAAACAGATATGCCTTTGAAAGACATTATCTTAATTGAAAGATTTAACTCATTTTCATTCTATGTAAAACAATTGCATAAGATGATCTTGGTTGAAATGCAAAAAATAACAACACAAAAACAATTACAAGAACTAGTCAAGGAGATTGAAAGCCTATGAGTAAAGAATTAACATGTGAAGAGCGTATTGAAGACAGTATGAATAGAATGGAAGATCACCTTAGTCTTGTGTTTAGGGTATTGGATGAAGATACATTTGATGAAGACGATGAAGATGATCAGAAGCAATTGAAAGAAATTGAAGATGACGGTATTGACCGAGAAACAATTTATGAAATTGCTGCTGGTTCAAATATTCATAGAGTTGTAACAATTGTATTGAGTGGTGGTGGTCCATCTACACATATAGAAGCGCATTTAGATGAAGATGGAAGTATTACAAAAGCTACATATCACTATTTAGATTGGTGGGATGGTGCAAAAAGAAAAATCAATGAGAATTCAGCACTCTATAGGTTTGTTGAATGGGAAGTAGAAAGGTACATGTAATGACTCAAGAATTTCTTGAAAGAACAGATACAGCAGGAAATATTGTATACACAACTAAAACAGGAGAAAAAATAAATATGGAACCAGTAGAGACAAAGAATAAGGATGTCGTTGCAACAATGACATTCCCAGCAGAACAGTTAAT